TTCCTGTTGAACTCTTAAAATTTTTATTTTTTTTATTATAAAATCCAATAGGGGCTCCTGTTTCTGGATCGTAGTAAAGTTTTTTTGAAACAAAACTTTCATCACCTTTATCATCTGGATTTTGACGATTTCCTCCAGTTGTCATTACATAATATCCAATTTCATCTTTACCTTTGGCTGTGATAAAATCACTATGTGCTTTATACTTACTATTTTTTTCTGCTTTTTTTGCTATAGTATCATAATCCCAATCTTTTGCTTCAACCCTACCTGTAAATAAAATAGAACCTATTGGTAGATTACCAATATTTTGATTTTTAATATTAGAAGCTATAAACATTCCATCTTCTCCAGCATTAATACTACTATTAATATATGTTGAGTGTCTGTATAATCCTTTATTTTTAGGATCCAGTGCTTTTTTTATTTCTTTATCTGAAAGATTATACATTGCTTGTATACCATTTGTTATAGTCGCTGCACTCCAAGGTACTGCTTCATGACTATTTTCTTTTTTAGTTAACCAATGCTTACTAGCGTCCATAAAACTATTATACAAAGATTGGACTTCATTTCTGTGATTTGCTTCTCCTTCTAATAATCCAGTTTCAGAATTTCTAAATAATGCATCTGATTTATCTATCCAATTCTGCATAGCATCTTGATTAAAAGTATAAGATTGTTTTTCTTTTTTCTTTTTTTTACTTTCAGTAGGTTCAGTAGGTTCAGTAGGTAAAGTATTAATTACGGGTGTTGGTTTTGGTGCTTCTTGCGTAAACTGTTGTTGCTCTAATTGATTTAAAGCATCTCCAAAATAACCTCCATAACCTAATTTCTTAAGTTTTTTAATAATTTGAAGCTTCTCAGAAGGTCTATACATTTGTATCCTTTTTATTTAACGCTTTCTCTTTAAGAGTAAGATCTTTTTCTTTTAATGCTTTATCGTTTTGCATTTTAGTATCGTCCTGCTGAAGCTTCTGTTGCTTTAAACTAAAATCATTATCGATTTTTTGTTGCATCTGCATTAGCTTTTGCAATTCAATATCATCAGGAATTCTATTATCATTTGCATCTCTATCGTATTCCTTATCAGCAGAATTAATATATGCTACTTCAAGCTTGGTATTATTATCCATTTGCTTCAACTCTTTCTCATGCAACTGTCTGTCTTCTCTATCGGTAGTAGCAATTTCAAGTGCTCTTTCTTGTGCCTGTTGAGCCTGTTGTTGCATTTGTTGTTCATGCTGTTGCTGCTGTTGCATTTCTTGTTGTTTCTGCTCTTGTTGTTCTTGTTCACCTTGTTCGATTTTTCTTCGAATAGATGTAATAGAATCACTATAATAAATATCCATTAATTGACTCCACTTCAATTTATCATTCTGTATACCAGCATGTGCTAATTGTTTTAGTGATTGTTCAAGTGCAGAATCATTAGACGTATTTGATATAAATAATCCATATTCAGATTCATTAAACATTTTACCATCAACTTCAAACATTACGGTTGTTAAGTCATCGGTAACGTATTGTAATTTTTTATTTTTATCTCTCCAGGCATACTTTGCTGTTTCAAGCAATGTAGCCATTGCTCTTGTTTTAGTATTGTCGTGTGCAGAAAACCATTTTTCAGTAATGTGACTTGATTGCACTACTGCTCGTTCTACATTACCTACTAATTCACTTGAACTTACTTGACCTTGTCTCTGTTTTGAAACTCCTGCTATCTCACCCATCTGATTCTCAAGATAACTTAACATGCCAATATGTTGTTGGATATAACTTCCTAATTCTAAGTCTAATACTTGATGACCAGAAGCACCAGTCATGTTTCCTCGTATTTTTCCTGTTGCTGCACCTTTATTACCTACTTTAAAATAATCTACAGGAGCCCAACCTAATACTTCAGCATAATACAACCACTTTTCTACTTCCCAATCGTCAGGAACTAATGATAAATCTAACTGTGCTATTTTACCTTTAGATTTAGCAAATGCAAGTTCAGTTCTGTACATAAATACATTATACAAATACTGATAAGGTTTCATTCGATCCATTAATGATTTTACACTCGAATCATTAGTAGCATATAATGTTCCTACGTATCCAGGTGCACAATAACTTGGATTAGTCATCTTTCTGAACTGAATAGGTCTAGGTTGCATTTTTACATAAATATCTTCACCTATTTTAGTACCTTCCCACCATTCATTAATCCATATCCATTCTATTTCTTCCCCTTTATCAATATTAGCTTTGTACTGCTCATCAACTATTTCTTCTTGTGCATCGCCATCCGCATCATAGTATTTTAATTTCCCAACTTTCCTTCTGGACTTCCATACGGTTCGAATAACTTTAATATTACCTTCAGAATCATAGCTACCTCCAAAATATCTTGATGCTCCATCACTTACATCAATTAAATTGTTTCCATTTTGTCTTGTAAAATCTCCAATATCAAATACAGGGTTAAATCCTGTATGACCTAATACACTATTAGCTGATGTGTTTAATTCACTTCCAGTTTCAATATCATCAATCTGTTTATCTGTAAGATACTCGTAATAAAAATCTATAACTTTACCTACGGGCTCATACGAATACTCAACAATAATATCTGAATCTTCAATGTGATGACTATCGCCTGAACGTATAGTAAATAAATTTAATGGGTTTACTCTTCTTAAAATAGGTTCTCCAGATACAATATCTGCACAATATATTTCTTCACCTCCAATTAACGCATCTGTAAATCCTTGATTAAACTTTAATTTTAATTCTTGCTCGTTATACAAATACGTAAGTATTCTTGTAGCGTTTAATTCTCTAAGGTCCTGATATTCGTAATTTAAATACTTATTTAATCTTCTTAATTCATTTTGCAAATCCTGATCATTCATTGCTTCTCCTTGAATTTGCTGCATAAGAAGATTTTTTATTTTATCTTTCTTATAATTTTCTTTTGCTGTAATTGCATCATCATTTACAGACCTAACTCTCCATTCAAATTTTCTTTTAAATTCTTCACCAATAAGTAAGTCAATCTTTGGGTTAGCTATAGGATAATTCTGCATTTTAGCAGGAAAGGTAGCATTCTGTAAGTTCATTGGATTACATACTGATTGCATGTCTCTTTGATCCAATATATCATTATACAAATCGTAGTTTATCTTTTTATTATACTGCGATTGTCTTATCCTATTATCTTTGAATACTGTAAAGTTTTCAGCTGCATCCATGCAAGCTTTCATCCATTTTTCTTTTTTCTGAGATGTGGCTTTTTTCTGAGATGGAAAAAAAGTATTGCCCGATGTATTCATAATCTTTTTATTTACACAATATTAATGAAAAATTGAAATTTTTATGTTCCAAATATGTTTCTATTATAGCCATAATTCTTTTTAAAAGGTCTATCCCAAAAAGAATCGCTGGCTATACTTTTTATCTTCTTTTCTGTTTCAACTACGTGCTGTACTCTTTCTTGTTTCAATATAAGAACCATACCTAATGCAGAAACTCTATCAAAGTTACCATCTTTATTCCAATAAATAAGTTCTTTTATTAGTGGAATACATCTAATTTTTTGCAGGTTCATAAAATCTTCATCTTCAGGAGTAGGTGTTATTAACCATTGCTTTATTAACTCTCTTGCCCATTTATTAATAGCGACTGTTGCAGGTGTACCTTTCTTTCTGCTCATCATGCTAGAACTCATCATTTCTCTATCTACTAATACTTCAGGTGTATCAGCTAATAAATGCAATGAATTTACTTTCTTAAAATAATTAAACATTCCTCTAAGTGCATTTTCATAATTACATTCTGCATTATAAAACATTAAAAGTCTTCTTACATTTTCATAATATTCATCTGCAGTAGCTGGTCTACCTGTATATTCTGCTACAATTCTTTCAGTTAATACATTCATTATAAACGTACTACCTAATGACGTAGTTTGTGATTCATCGTGATCGTAGGGATCTGTTCCAGCAATATACATTCCATTAGGAATCTTTCCTTCATTATTTCTATAAGGCATTTCATATATTACAGGACATCCTTCTAAATTTTTATTATCACGAATAGGAAATCCCATTATAGGTCTTGCATCTGGATCTAGATTCCATCCTATATCTCCAGTTTCTCCGTCAATACCTAATCTTCCTACCCATGCACTATCTACATACTTCTTTTTATGAATTTCTAATTCGCTTAATTGATTCTTCAAATCATTAACAGGAAATATAGTTCCCTGCCATCTCATTACTGCTTCTTGTGGATTAAATGGTTTTTCTGCTAAGTATTGATCGTATGCAGTAGCATTACTTGAATTTTCTTTTACTATTTTTCTTTCTTTTTCTTCCCATGCAATTGCTTTTTCACTATCAGAATTTCCAAACTCATCATAACAAAACTCATAGTTCATATTTACAGGCATAAAGAATCCACAGTCTGTATTTTCTCTACCTTTGTCCCATATATTTCCACTAGCTACAGGATGAACATTGTAGGCTTTAGGATAATAAAATAATTCTTCCAGTGCTTCGAAATTTGCATCTTCAGTACCACCTGTACCAAATGCTATCATTAAACCAAACGTAACTTTACCTTGCTCCATTGAAGGTCTTGCTACTTGCCATGCTTTTAATAATCCAGGGAATTTACCTGCTTCTTCCCATAGAATAAGCTTACCCCTTTTTCCCCTTGCTTTATCAGGATTATCTTTTAGCGACACTCCAATAATTTCTGACTTGTATCCTGTTTCAATCTTTACACCGTTCCCATCATTTTTTTCATAGCTTGCTCTTTTATGCTTTTCACTATTCTTAAACTGTCTTCTTTTAGCCCACGGTGTATTCTCATCTAAAAAATCCATGATATCCCAAGCCTTATTTAATAGTCCATCGGACAATAAATATTCCCATTCGCCTGCCATTGCATAAGACTTGGAACCAGGAATTAAAAAGTAATTCCTTGTTAACATAGATCCGCCTTTAAATGAGTAGCCACGTCCTCTGCTTTTTAATACAGAACCATGACTTCCTGCTCTCTCCGCCTCATCTAAATAATGATAATAATAATAATCTCCATCCCAAAACTTTGGGAAACTCTTAAATCGTTTACCTTCAACTCTACCTTCTTCACTTCCTTCAGCTAATGCTTCTACGATAAAAATAGGTGAGTAGTTTAAATAGAAATAAAAATATCCAGGTATCCAGTCATATCCAATATTATATCCTTCAATACATCTTCTCATTTCTTCTTTCCAAAACTTCATAAACTGACTGTTTGGATGACCATTCGGTACAGCATTTGTATATTTACCAAATTCTTGATAATGTAATGCCGATGCTCTAAAGGTATCTATTCTACTATCGAATACCTTTTCATCATCAAACATTTTAACTGTACTTCTATCCATTTAATTATCTGTTTACATTTCGTCTTCGAAAAATCCTTTTTGTCCACCACCCCTAATTGTAGAAGCATCCATTTTCTCTTTTTTCACTTCATCTTCTAATTCCTTTAACCCTTTAATTACTCCGCCAATTGCCTTAAGGTTACTTGTCAAATCATTGGCTCTATAAATAGGTTTATCATTTTTATCTAATGCCGCTAAATCTACTTCTCTAAAATAACCTCTCAATTTATTCACTGCTACCTTTGCATCCTGCAGTAACAACATTGAAGTTGTCATAGTCAATTCTTCATACCGATCTATCGCCAACCTTATATCCGTACTTTTTACCCATTCTAACTTTATATCTAAATCTTCTGTTATCCTTTTCTGCCTATCTTCTTCAGTATACTTTGCATAAGGTGAGTCCCAATCACTAAAATAATATACATAACTCAATTGAGTTTTTGCTTTCTCTTTACCCTTAGTCTTATCATCTTTCCATAATTGCTTAAACTCTTTTATCATTAAAGCTTCTGGCGTAACCTTTATATCATCTCCTATGATTTCAAATATCTTCATTCTTTTTCCTCATTTCATTTAACTTCTTCAATCTCCCTTGCTTTACTGCAAATATGCCAAGATGCATAAATCTCACATTCTTAAAACTACTGGTGTTTTCTTTATCTGCATCTTTCATAGTTTTCTTTAGTAATCCAAAATATGCGTATACTATCTTTACAACTTCTTCTTCAGTTAGGTTATTCTTTTGTGCAATATTCCGTATTAAGTCTTTAACCTTTTTTTGAATAATCATATATAGTTAACTTTATTCTATGAAAATCTTTACCGACAGATAATTCATAATCACATCTAGTATCTGGGTATTTATTTTGCCATTCTTTAATCAGCTCTCTATATTCCATATATCTATCCATTACATTCTGAATGCATGCATCTTCATATACTCTTACTATTTTCTTAGGTTCGCTTTCCATTATTAAACGTAAACTTAAATGTCAGCCTGTGTTCAACATCATTATGATATATCTGAAAACCTTTAGCTAATTTATTATCTTCAATAACTTTCTTATTACGTAGTTCTGAAAAATTATTATTAAGTACATCTAAACTAATATCTAATTCCTTTGCTATCTTAACTTTAGTATCATAATCAAATACAATCTTAAACCTAATATCCTCTTTCAGATCTTTGTACTCATTATTATAATACATCAACTTAGCTAATACATCCAATTCTCTTTTCCTAAGCTTTATTATCGGATTGATTAACTCTACATAATATCTATAAAAATTATCCTTCTTTACTTCAATAGGAATAATCATCGCCTCTCTTTTTATCAAAGATAATACATTTTATTAGACCGTCAAATAAGAACTCATACATCACATGTATTATAAAAAAAAAATAAAAAAATAAAAATTTCGATGAGGGTGCTGATCATCTATTTCAAAGACCCTGGCTATCACTCGCTATCGGGAAGTCCCCCGTTAGTTAAAATCTTTGAGCAATATGGAAACATTTATGAAAATTAGCGAGCTCTTCGCTAAAGAAAATATAGAGCGTGGCACTGTGCAAATGTACGAATCTACTAAGCTAAACGACAAAAACGAGCCTGTTACTCGATACGTTGGCGGTGTAGACGGTAAGGTGCGTCTATTAACCAAAGCAACAACAGAAAGCTTTGGTACTGTTGCTGATTGGAAAAAAATCAGCAAGTCAGATGAAATCTACTGCATAAAAGCAGATGATGCATATCAGCCTGAATCACGTTCAGATACTACCGTGACCTACTGGGTAACTGACAAGTCAGAGCGTAAAGACGGTGCGTTCGTACTGTAATAAACGTACTGTAATAAACCTAATGCTCCACTTCGTGGGGCATTATTTTTATTCTTTGCGTTTGTTGAACGAATACCATACATAATAGTATTAACCCAAGCAATACTATTGATTGTTTACACATAGTACCACGAAATAGGTGATAGCATTTCCGTGTATTAGAGTGTTCTATTTATCATTCATATAAACCCAAGACTATGAAAGATACTTATATTATCCTAAATGGTGTTCTAACTACGTTAGATAACACCTTTAATCCTAATTCGTGATGAATTAGGTACAAATAGTGAACAATAGTAGCTATTTGTGTGTGAGTGTGTGGCA